CGAGCACACGCTGGCGAGGAGTTCCGACCGTGTCGTAGCCGTCGAAGACTTCGCCCGCGCGCGCGCGCACCTGACCGTCGGGCCAGCGTACGAGCGCACCTGCGTTGACCTTGTAGAACATGGGCGTTACTCGGCCGGAATGAGAGGAACAGGGCGCTCGATCTCGGGAACCATCGCCAGCGCTAAGGGCTTGGCATTGTCTCCTGCGGGCAAGAGCGAGATAGCCTCTTCGTCACCGGCGTCGATGTAGACGCCAGCCCAGCGAGACTTGATGCCCTCGATGGTGTAAGGCTTGAAGATCGCGCCTTCGACTTCCGGGATGCTCTGGACGACAACCGAGGCAGTCACAGCCTCGCCTTCGTCCTGCTCCTGTTCGAGCGCTTTCACCTCGCGCTTGAAGCGCTCAAGTGCATCGACCGCTCCGGGCATCTCGATTGATGCGGCGATGCGACGACGCTTGTGGCTGGTGCGCTCGAAGGCGTCGGCCTGACCTTTGCAGAACAGCTCGCGCTCAAGCAGAGCGTTCATGTCGACCGCGTACCCTGCCTTGCCACGCACGCGCAGCTCGGGGTGGCGACGCATGTAGTCGAGCCAGCCGCGCTTCTTGTTACCCCACGACGCAGGCATGGGGTAAAGAGATTCCGGCCAGTAGAGGGTTTGATTCTCGGCGACAACGGCGATGTCGGTCGCGACATCTTTCTCGTTCGGCTGATCTTTGTCGTTCATGGCTTCTTGGGGCTAGGTGTTCGAAGTGCTGGGGGTTGGATCGAGAGTTGGGCGGCTACGGTTGTAACGCAGCCGCCCCCCGTCTCAGGGTCAGGGGTTGACTTATCCGATGATGGTGAACTCGAAGGTCGAGTCAACATCGTTGGAGTAGGTCGCGCCCTGCAAGATCGCCACGGCGGAGATCGGGCAAGCGGTGATCGCCACGCCTTCGTCGAAGACCAAGCGCATGTAACGCTTGCGGCCTTGGAGTTGGAGCGTGCCGATCAAGACCTTGTCGAAGGTCGTGGTGTCCGTCTGGATGATCTGCGTCATTGCTGCGCCAGAGACCGCGACGGCCGTCGCCATGTTCGACGCCGAATCTTCTTGAACGGTGATGTCAAGCGTCGCGCCAGCGCCAGTGACCGTGCCGACGTTGACCACGAAGGTCAGCCAGCCGCCGTCAAAGCCCTGCGTGTCGATGATCAGACCGTTCGTGTCAGCCGCCAGAGAGACCGCGTCAAGCGCGCTCTGCATCTTCAAGCTCGTGTTAGGGGTGGGGCCGGTTGCGCCCATAGCATTATCCTCCGAAAGTGTGTTGAGTGATTTTGTGTGGCTCGCGGGCGTCGCCTCGAAGACGACGCCCGCTTTCAGTTCAGCGTCAGACTAGGCAGCCGACACGCAGAAGCTCTCGGGGTGGCGCAGAGCCGTGTCCGCACGCATGATCGCGCGGATGTGGGTCTGATCCTTCGAGAAAGCGTCGTCGGACAGGTCGCTCGCGCGGAGACGCAGGCCGCCCCACATCGCAACAAGAACGTCTTCCCAGTTGCCGAACACCATCGCGCCTGCGCCGCTCGAAGCGGTGAAGCTGGTGCTCGTCGCAAACGAGTAGCCGAGGATCGAATCCGGGGCCTTCTCGGTGACAATGTGACGCGAGACGTCAAGCGACGGGGTGCCCGCTGCGGCGTTGGTCGACTTCAACTTCATCAGCGTGGTGAAGATCGCCGGGTGCATCGCCCAGCCGAGCTTGCCCTTGAGCGCGTTGGCCTGCGCCAGCGCGTCGATGAAGCCGACGAGCTGCTCGAACGTCGGGCCGGACGAGATCGACTCGGTCAACACATTCGGGTCCGTGACCACGCCGAGCGGTTGGCCCGTCGCGCCCGTGCCTTCGAGGATGCCCTTGTCGAGACCGATCGCGAGTTGGGACACGATGTCCGACTCGATCATCGAGTCGGCGGTCGGCTGAGACAGCTCCATCAGCTGGTTCGAGAGAATCACGCGCGCGGCGAGACTCTTCGGCGACATCTGGATCTGCTGCAGCGCCAGGTCGCTCGCGGTGATGGTCTGGTTCTCGCCCGTCATCCATTGCGCCGTCACCGAGGTGCCGATGCGCGGGATGTAGAGCGGCGAACCAACGGCCGGGATTTCACGCGCGCCGAGCTGGAACGCGATCACCTCGGCCTTGAGAGCCTCGATGACCTGCGGGATCGACTCGTCAGGGACGATGAAGCCGCCAGCCGAATCGTTGCCCGACGACATCGCGCGTTGGCGCATGTTGTCGAAGACTTCCTTCTCGAAGCCAGCGTTGGTCCAGTCCTTTTGGGAGATCGCCGCGCAGGCACGCGACATCGAGAACGCCTCCCCGGTGCGCGCGTTCGGCTCGGAGCCAGGAAGCGTCAGGCGCTTCTTCTCTTCGAGTTCGGCGGTCAGCTTGACCACGGTCTCTTCGAGGGCTTTCAGTTGCGTTGTCTGCGCCGCACGCTCTTCGTCGGCGGACGCCTGCCACGCGGTGATCCCGGTGTTGATGTTGTCGGTCGCAGTCTTGAGCTGCGCTTCGAGTGCCTTGATGGCAAGCAAAGTGGACATGGGAGTCTTATCCTTCCCCGTTGGGGAGTTGAGTTTGATGAATGCCCTTTAGGGCTTGATGGAATCGGCCAGCCGTTCGATGGCTGCTCCGACAAGCCGAAGCTCGTCGGGGTCGATTTCTTCGTCACCGGACTCGTCTCCCGTGCCCGACCCTTTGGCCGATGCGACGTTGAGCGAGATAACCTTGCGCGAGAGATCGTTGACAGAGTCGACAAGCTGACGCGTTGCGACAACCTGTTCGGTCTGCGCTTCGACAAGGCCTTTGAGAGCCTCGACGAAGTCTTTGTCGAGAGCCGCCGCAGTCAGCGTCGGTTCTTGTTCTTCGGAGCCTACACCCTTCGACTCGGGCTCGTCAAGTGATGCGCCCTCGGGGCCCGTCTGCGTCTCGGGCTCGCCGCCCTCGTCGTCGCTCGGATCCTCGCCTTCGGCGTCGAGGATCGTGCGCAGAGAGTCGCCAATCGAGCTGAGGTCGAAGATGCTGCGGCGCACGTTGTCGAACCACTCGGAGGGCTCGCGGCCCATCGCCTCGTGGACGAAGACGTCGGCAAGCTCTTGGGACAGCTCGCCGCGCTGAACGAGGCTCTTGAGCCCGAGGCGCACAGCTTCGGGGTTTGCTGGCACACTGACGATCGAGTCTTCGAGCAGCTCGGACTTCTCAAAGAGAATGCCGTACTGGCCAAGGCCAAGCGCGGTGCGCTCGTCTTCGCTCTCTGGGCGTCGTGTCTGGCGCGCAATGAAGCCGACCGAGTTGCCTCGTAGGACCTTGGCTTTCGCGAGCTGGTAAACCTGCTCGGCAAGCGGCGAAGCATCAGCGCTCGCAAAGGTCACATCGGCGAACAGCGCCTTCTTGCCTCCGGGCAACTCTCCCTTGGAGACCTTCGCGGTGCCGATCGGCCAGTCGGAGTTGTGCTGGAAAAGGATGATGGGGTTCTTGCGGTATGGCGCGAGATCCCACCCCTTGACCGAGATGATGTCACCCATGCGGTCAACAGCTTCGGTCGAGGCGACCCACGACATGGTGCGCGTGTCGTCATCCACACCTTTGAGGATCGCAGGCGCAGAGAACATGCGGTGCTGAACCACGTCAGCATTGGACTTGACGCGCTCGACGAACTCAAAGCCGACGGTGCGCATCTGCTCGTCGGTCGCCAAGCCCGAAGCGATCAGGGCTGCAAGTTGTTCTGGTGTCATTGGGTCGGCTCCGGTTCTTGTTGCGTTGGGGTGAAGTCCCAGATTGGCGGGATAGCGCGCTCGGGAAGTTCGGGAATGGTAGTGCATCGGCACTGCACGACGTTCGACGCTTCGCCCTGCGAATCGCCAGGATAGCGAAGATTGTGACCAAACGATGTTCCGACTCGCACGGTTCGGCCATCGAGCTCTGAGTGCGTCTCGCGTACTGCGGAGTCACGCGACGACAGCCAGGTATGCTCTTCGATGCCGTCTTCGGCCATCTGCGTCGTGCGCGCGAAGCTGCTCGCGGCGGTGATCTCGGTGCGCGCAATCATCATCGCGCGGCGCCCGGCGAAGCCCTGCATCGACTTCACCTCTTCGTGAAGCTCTTCGAGCACCTCTGCAATCGCCTTGGCGAGAGTTGTCACGTTGCCCGGTGCCTCGGCAAGCACGGCAGCGAGGGTGCGCTGCAATGACTTCGCAAGGTTGGTCGTCCAGCCCTCGGCGATCTTGACCTTCTTGCTGCGCAGGAAGTCAAGCACCGCCGGGTCCGTGCCGTTGAGGATCGTCGCCCCGCCTGACACCTCGAAGTTGAGACGCTCGGCCGACGACACGATGGTGCCGAGCAGCTCGGGCTCGACCGCGTCATACATCGAGACACTCCACGCATCGAGGTTCAGGTCGAGCAGGCGCTCAAGCTCAGACTCGGTCACGACGTACCGCGATACCGGGGCTTTGGGAGTCGAGCGCGCCGCCGCGCTCGCGGCGATCTCGTCGAGGCGATCATCGACAAAGCGCAGGAAGGCGCGGAACTGCCCGAACACTTTCTTCTGCAAGCGCGTCTCGCGGCCACGCAGGTAGCCGTCGTGGGTGCGCCAGTAAGCGTCCAGCAGCTTCGAACGTGTATCTTCGTCGGAATCGTCCTCGGCGTCGCTAGAGCGCGTCACGCTCAGCGAGATGAACCGAGAGAGAGCACGCTGCGCTTTCGCGTCGTCATCTTCGGCCGCAGCGTCGTCATCTTCGCTCGGCGGCGGGTCTTCGTCAGGCGGCGGGTCTTCGTCAGGCGGCGGGTCTTCG